TAGGATCCTTTGTTGATGCACTAGGAAAGACAATACTGCGCATAAGAAACATTTCAGTTGCTTATGGTTCTCCACTATCTAAGTTCGCAACAGTGCCTGCTGCTGCTTTTGCTCAAGCAGGATTTCAATTAACTACTCAATCTCAAACTGCTTTGGTTGGTTTGGACAACCGATCAGTTATTTCCACTGGGATGCTAACCGTTACCGGAGATGGTGCTTCTAATCCAATATTGGTTACTGATAAATTGGACATAGCCCCTCAATATTGGGAGAACGGTTACTTAGTAGCAGTAGAATCAATTTTCTTAGGTGTTGATCAGGTAACCGCCGATTTAGTTGATGAAGTGAGTATTGTCCTTGAATGTCAAGTTGAAACAATGACACAAGCAGCAAGCATGGCTTTGGCGCTCTCACAACAGTGAGGTGCTTAGGTTGGCTTCAAATGCTCAAATGGCTGCACTCATGCGCGCTATCGCTGATGCACTGCTTGAAGCACCTGCTGCCACTACTGGTATTCCCGCTCCGATTGTTCAAGCGTTTGTTGAGGGTACAACAACGGGAGCAGTTGCAGCAGGGAAAACCAAAGGCCGTAGACGAAAAGTCAGTGCTTACAATAGAGCATTCGCTAAGGCTTTCAAAAGACAAAAGGCCAAAATGAGTAAAAAGAATGGCGACTGGAAGAAAGGTTGCAACTCTTCCAAGTGTATGTCTGCAGCTCACAAAGAAACAAGGAGATCGATGAAATGAAAATGACTAGGCTAAGAACCCTAAGAGGACAAATTGAAGTCGTGGGTGGCGGTGTTGCTCGCAAAAACATAATTGTTTCGGATGGACTCATCAATGTGGGGTTAATCGTAAAGAGATTCCAACTTTGGGCTGTAGACCCTGCTGATACATTCATAGGAATTCTAAGTTATGATACAATTCCATCTGGGACAGCAATGAATGCAGGCGACAATTCTCAATTTGGTTGGAGTGTTGGAAATGGTTCAGCCGAAATCCATTCGGAATTCCTTGACCCCGATCACATTGTCAACCGCGACATGTTTTTGTCAATGGTTTCAAGTGATACTGGAGTTTACAATTATCTAATTGAGTGTCAATTGGTTGCTCTTGATGACCATGAAGCAATAATCTCGATCATCAAAGAGACTTCTCAGTCTTGAGGAGTATATCGGTGATAATGGCGAAGGTGATTTGCCAATGATTGTGCAACTTCATTAGGATGTCGTTCTTGACTTCTTAATTTTAAAGAGCAGAAGGGGCAATGGATAGTGAAAATCATTCAATCGCCTCCGGATCGCAAACACATTGTTTGAATCTCCTAGCATCGCACGTGCATTTGAAGTATCGGGGCCAAAGTTTTGTTTGACCATCATCAACATTTGAACTGAAAGACCACTTCTGATTACAATTACCACACCACACCCCTATGTGAAAGTGAACATCTTTGTTCATTGCAAGGGGGAACTTGAATCCACAGTCGCATTTTCCATGACTCATACGACCACACTCACAAAGTCTAATGCTACATCACACATATTGCATCTCCAAGCCATTTTTTGGTTGGGAAAGTCCCTACATTTGCGACAACGAGGGCATTTATATGTGAATATCAAAGTCAAAAGAGGTTCTTGCACTAGATCACCCTCTTCAAATATCTTTTCACGCACCCATGCGCTAAAATTGGGCATTTTAGAGGCTATTTCAAAGGAATTAAGGCACAAAGAGATACATTTTAGTCTCATTGATTTATCCCCAATACTTTATCTAATTCATTTGCAGCCCAAAGGATGTCCTCTTTGCTGCTTGAGTGATGCAATATCATCTTTAAGATACGCACATATTCGTCTTTGGTAGGTGTTAAGTCCGCCATATTAGTATCCACATCTTAATCTTATATAAGTATATAAGTGTAAAAAAGATACTTACATGACTATAGAGAGGGTGTGTCAATGAGGTGGTGGTGGGTTGGGATGGTGTGCCCGTATAGTCAAGATTGAAGTGATGTGCATGGGTACACTAAGTTTACTTTATACACCGAGTAGCCTTAGCCCATTGCATGGCGAGAAGCGATTCATTCTTCATACGGGCGACTGTCTCCACTGACACGACAAATTATGACCAAACTTCAATTGATTTAGGATCCTTTGTTGATGCACTAGGAAAGACAATACTGCGCATAAGAAACATTTCAGTTGCTTATGGTTCTCCACTATCTAAGTTCGCAACAGTGCCTGCTGCTGCTTTTGCTCAAGCAGGATTTCAATTAACTACTCAATCTC